ACTTGCGTATCCTATCAGAAGGAACGGAGGAGTGCAAGCGTTTCCCTGTCCAGTTCTTCCTTCACTCCACACTCAGGAAGCAACCACTCATCGCTACCTGACTCCATGAAATCTTCATAGAGTTCATCAAAATCGTTGTAGTTCTTAGAATCAGACATAGATGTAATCAGGGTGTTTTTCTTTGAAAGCTTTAACTTGTTCTTCAGTTTTGAGGAATACTGATAGTGAAGTCTTGGGATGTTCCTTAAAGTAATACTTTACTTGGATCATTTTAGTTTCCATCGGTAATACCTCCTGCGGGGATTGCAACCTGTTGCTTGTATGTATCGCTCCAGGTCTTAGTATCATAACAGGTCCAACCTGCACTTGTAAACACATAACCAAACTCTTCACCATTCTCAATGAAATCCATCAGAGAATCGTGAATGATCGGTGCATTGTTCACGATAGATTCACCACGGGAAGTGTAGTGGAGAGGACCATTTTCGTCAAGAGTTTCATTGTTCCAACCTGCATTAGTCCAGGTGCAGGACATATCACCACCGTCGATCAGTTCGGAAACTTTATCAGCGGAGGAGAAATAGTCACGGAGAACGCGACCATTGAACTCAGGATAACCATCGTAGTGACAATAGACAGACAGAATAGAACCGTCTGCGAGTTGCTTACCGATGCGTGAACGAGTGCCCATGATACTTAGGAATGAGTGTGAGAGGCGGAGAACTGTTTGTCGTTCCCTCTTACGGTTTTGCCTCTCGGTGTGTGTCTCAGGTCTCCCCTCGACTCATTTAATATACACGGGTCGGACCACCGTGGCGAGAGTAGTGGACACTTTGATCAACTGTCACACAGGGTCGCGGACTCCATCCCGATCACCTCTTGTCCTCTCTTGATCATTTTCATCATCGCTTCCTGGGCAGATTCCATCGTAAAATATACTGCCCACCTTTTTTCATCTCCAAGGTAATATCCTACCTTGTAATACTCTTTAGAAAACTTAGGTCTCACAACAGTGTAGGTCCACCACAGAATGCTGACATAACCTTCATAAATGCTCTATCTGATTCTCTTACTGCATCTTTATGATCTCTCGTCTCACTCCAATATGTTGCTGTGCTTCCTTTGTTCTCCTCAATAATCACTGATCGAATCTCTGATCTAACCCAATCGCGGAGAAGTTGAAACTTTTCGGGAGTCATTTGTTTTTTTATAACTTCAAGTATGTATATTAAGGTGAAAGCATAAAAGTGTCAAGGAAAAATTCTGTGTTGATATATTTCCACTCAACATCCCTGTCATTGTAATGAGATTGGACGTAACTTCCAAAAATGTCATAACTTTTGTCTATACCATTCGTAAGATAACGATACATTTCATTCGGATGTCCACAAAAACCAGTCTTAGCATATGGTCTACGTTTGTAATGATTTTCAAAAATCTGTGCGAGTGGTCTTTTATTATCCAACAAATATGGAGGAGTATTGAGAGCGTAAGTCACTATATCTTTTCTAGTGAAAACTGTTCTAACTTCTACACCATGTTGAGAACCAATCAGATCACCTCCCTGCAATGCGGCATTAGGAACCTGATGAAAAAAATCTACAAATGAACATGCTTTGATGTGTGCATCTTTAGTAGAGTATTGATTATCCATAAAGAACTGGAAGACATAATCATAGTCTTCCTGTATTTCTTTAGCGAATGAACACTTGAATGTATTACGGATAGGCATACTATACTCAGACCGAATACAATTCTGATAATACTTGTATCCTAAGAATAATTCATCTGCACCATCACCAGTGTAAATGATAGAACCAGGTTCTAACATTTCATATAATAAATTTGAAGACGCAAAGTCATGTGCTGGTATTGGAGAACAACACAGTTTTATTGTTTGCAAATATGATTCATAATAACTCTCACGATCTACATTTCTAACTAACTGTCCTGTGTAGAGTTTATCGAACAGTTTATCAGCAAACAATGAAACGGGATCTTTCTCATCAAACGTAAGTGTGATCCCTCGTATCAACTGAGTACCAAAAGATTCCAATAATTTGGTTGTCAAGGAAGAATCAATTCCACCAGAGACAATAGAATATGTATTTACATGAGGTTTAACACTCGATTGCATCTTCTTGAGAGTTCTTACAAATAACTCTTCAAGATAGTGTGTATATTGTCCAGGAGTTGTTTTGTTTAGTTCTCTTGTAAGTTCTGAATTTAGATATTTTCTAGGAGTCCAGACTCTAGACACAGAGGCATACTTATTGTAATGAAACTTGTGTCCTGGTGGTAACTGATAGATACCTTGAATACCAGTAGAGTTTGAAATATAGTGTCTCGTTACAAAATAATCTTTTAGTGCCACCTCATTTATGGTAACTGGTTCATCAAACTCTTCCATAACTTTGAGAACGAAGAGAGGTGTAGAACCAAGAATTAAAACTGTTGGACTATCATGATAGAAGAGTCTTTTCTCTCCCTGAATATCCCTGTAGGCAGTAATATCTAACCATTGTCCCTGTCTCTGTGCCTGAATGTAGGCAAACATACCATCACATCGACCAAGAACCAGTTGTTTGGCATTAGTATTCTTTAGAAGTTCAACATCATTGTCATATTCATGACTATCATATATTTCACCATTGTATAGATCAATATCAAAATTCTGCGGAAGACTGGCGAATCTATCATCACGATCGGGTTCTGTCTGTATTGCTAAGACAGATTGATACATGTAAATATCATCACCCATGTAATGTGTCGCACATGATGGTCCCCGTGGACCAAGATTTTCTTCAGCGATTCTAATTAAATTGTGTGGAACTTTTTCTTTTTTTGAGAATACTAGACCAATTCCACACATATTACCACTTACCTATGGGACACTGAGTATTATTGAATTTTACCTTAACTTTCATATAACATCCACACTTTCTACACCTAGTTTGTTTTTTATCGTAATAATCACACCTCTCACATTCTTCCATTCTGAGTTTACTTACAGTCTCAGCAACTAATACAGAGTTACCATCTTTAACACCCTGATTGACCGATTCAGCAAACTCTTTGAAGTTTTCAATTTGTTTCCAGAAGTCTGGATAATCGTTCCCATCAATGAGTTGTGGTAACTCATTATCTCTCTTCTTATTTCTAAACAAGTTACGGATAAAACGCATAGTAATACAGTATAGAGAAAAAAAGAGGGGCAGTCAATCTTGACACATCCCCCCGATAATGTATATAATAACTCTGTGGAGTTTCAAAGATTATCCTTTGACTGTATGTAATGCTTCTAAAGCACCAGACAGTTTGATAAACTCTTCTTTTTTAGTGTTAAAAGTTCTTTCGTGTTCGAGCAGTTCTTCGCGAAGGGTTTCTAATCTAGTGGTAAGATCAGCAATCATACCTTCAACGTCAGCGCCAGTTGATTCTGTTTTTGCCATGATAGAGAATAATAAGTAACTCAGACATTTTTATTTAGACATGATGCCAAGATTGCCTCTGTTATCAAACACCATGTCTCTATATTCACCACCAGAATCTACCCAGTGTAAGAATACTTGTAGTAGATAATCAGTTTCGATGGGATCTCTCCAATGATAGTATTTACAACCTTCATAAATGCACAGATCTCCTCTTTTTAGAACTACCTTATGTGCATCTGTTGGAGTTTTTTTATCATTGAAATAAATGGGTGATGGCGATTCACCTGAGGGATATGCTAGACATAGTGTAGCAGAGTATTCACATGATGGACGATCTAAGTGTACTTTGAGATGATCTCCTCTGTGATATAAACGAGTAAAAGAAACTGTTGGTAATAATTGTTTACCAACTATTGTAGATACATGATCTGTGCATAATTTTAGAATAGTATCACCTAAAGGATCTCCGTAAATACTCATACATCTTGGAGATTGATTGTCACCGTAATGAACATTTACTCCACTAGAAAATCTAGTGATGAAGTATTGTTCAACGAACTGAGTAAACTCAAGTCCCAAAAATCCTTCAATAACTTTGTAACCATTATTCATTTGAATCTTTCTCCTGTTACCCAACCAACTAAAGAATAACGAGTTCCTCTAGTTACTGGAGTTACTTGGTGTGGTATATTTGATGGGAAAACTATTAAAGTTCCACACTCCTTTGGCATTATTTGTTCATTTACCATAGAATCTAAAATCAATTCTCCACCATCATAATCATCTGGATCTGATAATTGAATGGAAAAACTTATTTTTCTATCAATAGTTGGCGTATTTTCTCCTGTCCAAACATCTGTGTGTTTATGATAATTTCCTTTATATTGGGCAGAGTATTCGGTAAACTGTAAGTTCTTAATTGATAAGATATTATATTGCCATGACTCATCATTGATACACTTGATTTCACTTACAAGTTTTTTATATAACCACTGATTAAATGGTGTGGGAGATAACCATGATATTTTAGATCTTCTTATTGTGTCATCTACTCCTTGACCTTCATGAGAACCAACTGTTCCCTGACATGCACTAGAATTTAGACCAGAAAATATAACTCTCTGAACCTCACTTGGTTCTAGAAAATACCTTACTTCTTGCCATAATGGAGTGTCGTGATTGTCTATAAACCAATCTGTATTACCTAGAGTATCTAACTCTAAATCTGGCACTAGATTTGATAGACTATCTGCTTTATAATCAAAGTAGTCAGAAACCATAAGACAATTTACTCAATTCATATACATTGGAACAGTTCTCTACAGATTGAAAGAACTCAATCTCACTATCTATAATTGCATCAAACTTCTTATTCATTGATTCTACCAAGTCATACATTTCACTTCTAGTAAAAATATGCCACTTGTCTTCAACATCTTTTAGTTTGTCACTAAATCTATTATTTTGAAAATTGGCAAACATAATGTTTTCCTTATCAAGAGAGAATCTCATCCCATTATGGGTTAAACCTTGTGCCAATAGAGTTTTTGTTTCATCCTCAGACATTCTTTTAATGTTGAGTTTAACTTGATCTAAGTGTTCTTCAGAACATGTATATTCTGGACCAATCTTAGATGTTCTTAGAAATCCTAAACCAGGATTATCTGCCCATCCAAGATCAGACATTTCTTCTTCACTTAGATTATAGAAACATGAAATGTTTTTCCAATCTCTAGGTGGTAGTTGAAATTTTCCCTGAACTTTTTTAGTGTTCAGATCAACAAACATAAAGTAATCACTCAGTTTCATCGTGAGGTAGCAATGGTTTTTCTTCTTTTACTGTAACACCTTTAATCTTTAGATTTTTGTTCTTTAACAATTCTTCTCTTGCTTCATCTGAAACTTGATATGGCGCAGCACCCAACCATTGTTGATCTGGTATAGATTCTGGATCCCACATTCTCCATGTAGAGTAATCTTCTTTGGGTCTTGTAGCAACATCTAGACCTACTTGTGCAGCAATACTGTTAATAAGTTCTACTGCTTCTACTGGATGCATAATGTAATATAAAGATTCAAAATCTCCACGCATACAGAGTTCTACAAGACCTCCAGTACAAGCACCAATAGTAACAGAACGTGCTCTTTGATTAGAAGCACGTATTTCTGCCAACTTGTATCGTTGTTCTTCTAGTTCTACTTTTGCTTTTATTACTTCTGATTGTTGTTTAATCGACTCTAATTCATTTTCCATGACAAAAACCCGACTATATTTTATTTATTGAGCATCCCAAGAGATGGTGACAAATCCACCACTAGGAACTGTAACTGAATAATTACCTCCAGGAGTGATGGCAATGTCATTAAAACTATTTGTATTTGGAGTATTTCCAGGATTTCCAGGATTAGCAGAACCAGGATTTCCAGGGTTGCCGTTATTTGATTGTGATCCAGAACCGGCAGCACCGCCACCGCCGCCACCAGCACCGCCGTGTTTCACTTTCTCTTCTCTAGTCCTATTGGTGTTTCCACCACCTCCACCATTTCCGCCGCCACCACGACCACCGCCGCCCGAACCACCACTGCCGCCGTTACCGCCGTTCCGTGCTCTGTCATTTCCTTCTCTTACACTTCTATCGCCTAAATTTCCTTGACCGCCACCAGTGCTTCCTCCTTGTCCTCTATTACTATAAGGACTACCTAGTTTCCATTCATTAGAATTTACACGAGAGTCATAGTTCCATCTTCCTCCACCACCGCCACCTCCAGCATTACCTCTAGCGCCACCATTTCCAGCACCACCAGGATTGCCTGGATTGCCTGGATTTCCATTACCTTTATTGCCTTTAGTTCCTCCAGGAAAACTGTAACTGCCGAATGATGATGCTTGTCCGTTCTGTCCATCCGAACCCTGACTTCCAGGATTGCCTGAACGTCCATTGTTTACAGATCCAGAATTACCATTTTTGCCATTGCCACCAGCACTACCAGGATTGCCACCTTGGGTTAAATTGGGATAGTTAAGTCTTTTACCTTTACTGTGCATATATCCAGCATTTCCGCCGCCACCGCCGCCTCCAGCATTCTTACCTGAGTTGCCGGCGTTTCCACCGTTTCCACTACCTCCACTATTTCCACCACCTTCTTCATGACCAGCACCGCCGCCTCCGCCGCCTCCACCACCTGATCCAGGTTTGCCGTTACTGTTTTTATTTCCTCCAGCGCCAGCATTACCTCTAGTTCCAGGATTGCCTTTAGTTCCACTAGAACCTCTACCTTGAATAGATGCCTCTCGCAGTCTTGGGTGAGCAGAAAATGTTCCTGGTGATGTAAACGTAACTTCACCAGCAGCTAATGATGATCCTAAGATTCTTCTGGAGTAAGAGGTCATATTTATACTAGGTAAAACCAACCAGTTATAATATATTTAGACGTATTTCCATGAACTACGTTACCTCTGTGAGTATGTGTGAATCCAGAGGGCCAAATAATCAAAGAATTTTTCTTTGGTTTATATCTCTTCTGCAGATACAAAAATTCAGTTTCACCGGCATCTTCTACATCATTTAGATATAAAGACCATGCTAAGATTCTAGAACTTTCAGTGCGACCTAAGTCTTCGGCATGCCATACATGATAACCTTGACCAGGATTAGTCTTTTGCATCTTCAAACAATCTGAAAGAAGATTATTACTTTTCAAAATGTCATATCTATCAGTATAATGGTCATAACATGTTTGCAATCCTTTCCATATCATTCGCTGAACTTGTTGACCTTTCCAGTCATACATATTCACACAATCTAATTGTAAGAATAAAAACTCATCGTCTTTTTTCAGTTTAGAAACACCTTCTTGTTCTTGTTGTCTATTTCTTACAAGATCTTCTGTAGTTCTTATTCTTTCAAATTCTTCTATGATATGTTCACAAAATCCATCGGGATATATGTTTTCATACGCCCCGATGAATTGATCATAATTACATGTTAATTGTGTTTCGATCATAATGTAATCAAACTATATTATATCTATGACATGTTGATGAGGGACAGTGAACCATACCAGTTAGAACCACCGTCATAAGTGATAAGAACCCAAACATCTTGTGCTCCGTTCGCTGTTGTTCTTGCAGGTACAGTTCCGCCAGGCCACTTAACACTAGATGGCCAACTTAATCCATGTCCACCTCCACCATTCTCTGTAATTAGAGTTAATGTGTAGATGTCTTTATTTGAATCATTGTTGTCAACTGGTACGGTGTTAAATGAAAGTGATGTACTACCTGTTAGTCTAATTCTGAAGTTATTACCTTCTGAACAGTTAATTGCAGTGCCTCCGCTTACATTTCCATAATCTTTGAAGGTTTCGACATATCTACCCATTCTAACTCTGTCGATCAGACCAAAGTTAGTACCACCATCAATACCACCAGGGGCACTGATTTGACCATTAATTGTAGCGCCTTGAGCAATACTTAATGTATTACCACTTATCGCTCCACTTGCAGATACACTAGTACAGTTGACTGCACTTACGTTGATATTTCCACTGCCATCTCTAGCAACAATAGCATCAGCAGTGTTTGCTGTATCTGGACTACGACCATCAACTTCATCGGCGTTAAGATTGGCGACCTTGGTTGTAGAAACTACGGTAAATGGTGGAGTTCCTTGTGGAGCAGTTGACTGTAACTGTTGTCCCCTAATCAAACCACTTGGACCCGCATAGATGTTCATACTTCCAGCGGGAGCATCACCTAGAGTTGTTCTAGAATTAGTACCGAAGTAAGTTATGACACCTACATTTGCTCTTAATCCTTCACCATTTGTTGTTCCACTCAACCAAAGTTTAGAACTGACTTGTGCATTTTGGATGTAAAGAGTACCAGAGTTTGCAGGAGAACCTCCATCTTCACCAGCAATAGTAGATGCAATAACTGTAGTAGCATCTATTTGAGCGACAGTGATATTTGTGGATGTTAATGTAGTAACAATACCAGTGTTAATATATGCAGTAGGAGCACCCAACCAACCGTCAACTGGAGAATTTTCATAAGTTGTATCTGGAACTACTAATGTGGTAACAACACCAACACCAATATATGCCTGATTTAGACCTGCCCATCCACTGTTCGCTGCAGTAGCACCACCAGGAAGTGAATCTCCCTGTTTAGGTACAATTAAAGTAGTAACAATACCAGTATTAACTGCAGCATTTGGTGATGCTAGTTTAGTTGCACGTACACCATTTCCGAATATATCGGTTCCGTTAATAGTATCGTAGGTCGCCTCAGTACCACTGAGAGTGGTAATAATACCAGTATTAGCAAATAGATCAGCAGTAGAAAGATCATCCTGAACATAGAAGTCAGTAGCAAAACCTGCACCTAAGGTTGTATATGTTCCGACTTGTAAGTATTGTGCTTCAACTGATGTAAAGATACCAGTTTGACCAGTTACCAAATCATCAGATCTCAGTTCACCTGCCTGAATTGTTCCAGCAAATGTAGATACACCAGCATAGGTCGAGTGAATTCTCTCAGCAAAAGTAACACCAGTGTTATTACTGAACGTTGCTGCAGCACCAGTAACTTCTACCAAGGAGAACTGTGCAAGCAAGTCTGATGCTTGCGTCTTGATCATATAATGATCATCACCAGCATCTCCGTCAGCAGTTCCGACGAAAGTTATCTCGTCTCTAACTTCAATAGTTTCATAAGATACACCAGAGAATGTTTGGTTTGCAGCGAAAGTAACAGCACCACCAACATATAGGTTTTGAATCTTAACTGTTCCATTGACCTGAAGTGCATCCTGATAGTCAAAGATACCTTCTTCTGGACCAATGCCCAGTTTGTCCATAGTGTAGAAACTTAAATCTTTATCTCTAGAGATAACACCAAATCTTCTCCAGTCACTATCAATGAATATGTGTCCAAGATAAGAACCTAATTCTGGTTGTGCCTTGAATGAAATATCACCAGTTCTCTTACCTAAGATAGGCGTAGAGATACCCACTGTGAATAGTTTTGCCTGTGCTGCCTCACCCTTAATGTAAAAATCACTGGTTTCTAAACCTTCTTCAGAAGAAACTGTTACTTTACTGGAGTATGCAACAGGACCATAGAACTGAGATGTTCTATTCTGGTTTACACCACCTTCAACAGTGATTGCATTCTTAACAACCAAATCATCGAAGATACCGTTGTTTGCATTAGAAACTTCACTCTTACTTTCATCTCCAAAGTATGAGATAACTGGTGCCTCGAATACTTCTTCCTCACCAGTAGTTCCGTTGACTTTAGTTGCACCAGTGAAGAATTCACCACGGTCATTCATACCAGTGTAAACAACTGTACCGCCATCCTGTTCTCTTGCCTGTGCAAGTAAAACTTCATCTTCAGTCAGAACTCTATCCTGAACCTGAGGCATACCAGTTGAATAGTTACCAGGACCGAAACCTAGATATTCAAATGTGTGTGCAGATGCACGAAGAATGGAGTGTCTGCGTAACTCCATGGGCATAATGTTGATCTTCTGAACAATCTGACCAACAATACCTGCGTTTGCAGGAGTAGAGAATTGACCTCTACTTACAGACATTGTATTAGAAGTTGGATTAGATTCAATTCTTAGAATCTCATCACCAAGAGTAATGTAATCACCAATATTAAATCCATCAGAACTTGATACAGTAATTGAAATATCAGTCTTAGCGACAGGTCCAGTCAATGCAGTAGAAATACCAGTATAAACAGGAGTAGATCTACCACCCAAGTTTTGTTCACCCGCACCAATAGGTTTACCTTGTGCAGAAAGACCAAATCTTTGTACTGTAGCACCTGATTGAACAGTTTGAGCTACTGTGGAAATACCAGCAGTAAATGTAAATGTGGTTAATCCTACATTCTCAAGAACTTGGAACTTATCTTTGAAGAATCTGTTACCAGATCCAACAATTCTAAATGTATTACCAGGTAAGAATGCATGTGCTTGTTGTGTTGTTACCGTTGCAATACCACCATCTTTGTTGTAATCGACAGTATCAATAATTAAACCACGACCAGCATAAGTTACCGTTGGTAGTCTTTCATCAGTTCTCTGTTTGTAGATACTGGTATTAAGATCATCATGTTCTACAACAACTGTATTTGCGTCAGGAATATTGGTAATCTTATAGACACCATTCATGTCTGGATTAGCAAAACCAGATAACTCCAGCGAGTCTCCGATATTGTTGTAAATATCAGTAACCTCTACAACTGCAAATTCTGATGGAGCACCAGCAGGTTCTGATCTTACTGTCATTGTATTACCGATAGCATATGCACTACCAGGTTCTACAATTCTTAGAGATCCAACAGTATTACCTACGGAAATGTTTGCCCTAATTACAGCACCTTCACCAACACCTGTAGATGTTTCTAACTCTGCAGCATAGATTGTTGTAGTAACACCAGCGGCATTATTGTATCCTGCACCATCGGTAACAATAGATAGTGACTTAATTTTATTAAGTCCATGATTTCTCGTTAGATTTAGAGTAATAGCAGTATTACCTGTACCAGTAATTGTGCAACTCTCAACAGAGAAAGCTCTATTGTATCCCTCTAGGAAAATATCTCTAGATTCTTTGGTAATTGAGTTTCTCTTATCGTTTGTTAGAACTCTACCTAAAGGATATTTTCTTGCATGGGAGATTGCTGCTTGTGGATCAGACAGATAGTTATCTCTATCCTGTTGTGGGTATAGAGTTCTAATGTCTTGATTGAACTTCTTATAACTTACACCATAACCGATGTTAGTTGCAGGAGAAACACTACCAACAATAGCAGTGATTGCATATACACCATCCTGTCCGTCTGCACCAGGTACATGTGGTTTAATCTCTCTAGATCTGTAGATAAACAGTGTTTCTGCTGTCTTACTTCTTCTTACAGTTGGTAGAGCTTCAACTTGTTGTTGTGTACTTCTTTGGTTTACCTGGTTTGTAAATGTTCCAGGATCACCAGTTGTCACATTGACTTGGAAAGTTCTTGGATTGTCAACAGATACAATCTCATACTTACCATTGTATGCAGAAGTCGCTGCACCAGTGACATTATTTGTACTGGTTACACTACTAATGTCAACTTCGTCTCCTTTAACAAAGTTGTGATCTTTCTCAGTAACAATAGTTGCTCTGAGTGTAGTTGAATTATATGTTGCTCTAGTAATAATACGTGGGTTCCTAAGTTCAGTAGGATTACTGACTTGAGTATCAAAGAAAGTTGCAGAACCAATACCAACAGATTTAGATTCCTGAAGAATAAATCCATCGGAAGGAGGACGTGCGTTAGTATATTCCTTAGGGATAACATAACGCATCTTATAGATTCTTTCGTCAATACTTCTATTATCAATCTGTCTTTCAATAAAAGTACCACCAGTAACTTCACCAATAACAGCAGTACCAACACCAGTAATACCAGTATAGATTTCGTTAATAGCAGTAGAGTTTGATGATGTTAGATACCACTGTTGTTCGGTTTCGTCGAACTGAATTGGGTGTCCAGGTTCACCAGTTACTTTATCTGCAACTGTACTAAGAACTTGAACCTCACCACCGTTATTAGAAATACCAGTAATGTTATTATTAGACTCAGCATCATTAACACTAGAAGCAATCTTAATTTGGTTTGGATTTAGTCCAGTGGTTAGTGCATAATAAATTCTGTTTGCTTCAAGATTTGCTGGCATTTCACCAGTCGATGAGTATAATCTAATTGATTCACCATTAATTAGTTGGTGATTTTGTTGGAGAGTTAAGATATTGTTGGAGATACTATTAATACCAGCAGATCTACCAACTTCATAAGTTTTGAATGCCTCAGTGGAGATACCACTAGGAACTTGCATGAAAATTGGAGAAGCAAAGGTACTTACAGCAGTACCAGTAATTGTTTGTAAGTATAGTCTATCCTGTCTCTTACCTCCAATATTATATGAATCAATTTCAGCAGGAGGTGGAACGTCAGCTGACTTAAAGTTATTGATCCATAATTTAGAGGTAGCACCAGCAGAAACAATCTTAGTAGCATCAAGTGGCAACCAAGTAATGTTTGTAAGTCTCTTTTCTGGTTCTTTTGGTGGAATAATGTGTGTAATATAACCTACGTCATCTCTATCGAAGGAGTTTGCCTGGAAACCAGCAGATTCAAGAGAGATTGCACCGAAGTTTGAGTTGGAGTTGGTGATAGATTGGTCACCACCAGACTCGGCAACGAAATGTTTTGCGAAACCAATAGCAAAGATCGAAACACACTGAATGATGGAATCATTCGAGCACTTCATATGGAAGTTTTCCCAATCTGGCTTATAGATCGCTCTAGAATTGGTGTGTAGGGGTTTCTGATCGTCGTCTACGGTATCATTATCGTTGTAGATATTAGTTGCTTCATCGAACAGAATGAACGCATTGTCGTCCTTCTGGAGAGAGATACCAGTGAACTGTGCAGTAAGCATGGATTTGAATCCAGTTGCTTTACTACCATCCGCATGTAGACCATTTACACCAAAAACAGATCTTAGTGAACAGGAGAATACATATGGAGATGCAGATGATGTACTATCCGATTCTACAACAATATCGGAATTATTAAACTTATCCTGAGTTGGTAGAACATCAGTAGGTACACTTGTGGCAGTGTAAGTAAACTTAGTATCTGAAAGTACGTCAGAAACAACAAATGAACCATTATATACATTGACATCTGTACTGATACCAGAGACAAGAACAGGTGTATCTTTGTATAATCCGTGCGCCTTGTTAGTAATAACAGTAATTGTTTCTGTTGGGATAACACCATCACCAGATCTAATGCTAGTGATACCTAGTGGGTTGGGATTTAGATCACCAACAATTCTAAATTCATCAACAGATGGTTCAAAGTCTAGAGAATCTGCAGATGGATAGTCGGCAAGACCTCTACCACCAGAGTCTCCATAAGCATAAGTTACTTTATAGTAGAACATCTCCAGGTCTGTAAGACCTGTTTGGTCATTTTCTAAGACGACTTCATTTACACCATCCGCATATTCAAAACAAGATAATTTGTGGTGAGAGAATCTTGGATTGACTTTTGCTGCGGTAGAATCTTTATATGCATTTCTGGATGGATCTGCATCAAAGAATGAGAATGCAGTGAAGTAACAAGTACCAGTAACACGGAAAATTGATGTCGCTTCTACATCATCATTCAGTGGATCTGGTACATATAGAGGTCTAATCTTAGTTTTTCTAAGATCAAGACCTACGATAGACGTACCTCTGGGTAGCATAACGCCACCGTGGACACTATTATATTTCCTTAGTTCATTCTCTTCATCAAAGATGTCGAAGTTTGTATCTTCATCAAACTCAGATAATTCTGCACCACCAGACTGCCACTGTCCATTAATATATCTCTTGAATACAGCACTACCCCCAACACTTTGAATAGAATGTCCTGGTCTATTATCAATATAGTGAGTGCCAGGATATACTAGAATTGTAGTACTATCAATCTTATCATTATTTCTTCCTTGCCTATAGGAGAATCTAGCTGATTCAATTAAAGCTCTCTGAATCGTCCTGAAAGGTCTTGTGAGAGAATTACCTCTATTATCGTAACTATCGGTTGCGTCAAAATCAGAAGGGTTTACATACAGGATATTACCTTCAGCATTCTTTAGGAAATTCTCTAATCTACTTAGGGGCATCTCGTTTTCCTACA